AAGCCACTGTTGCTTACTGCAAATATTATACGGCCGGCGAAGTAGTCTGTGGCTGCTAGTACACCGTAGCGATATACTGCTAGATCTCTGTCGCCTGCGTTTGTTGATGAGGTGTAATCACCTCTGTGTGTGTAGTTGTCAAAGTCGTAGAATGTAGTGTTTGCGAGATCACTGTCAGCGCAGTAGTAGCCTGCTCTGCCCATGTACATCGCTTGTGTGGGTATTTGTGTGTCTGTGCCAGGATCATAGGGATGGTTTACATAACGTACTACACCGTTGGCACTGAATGCTCCAAATGTTCCCATGGCATACGAGTTACCATCTAAGGTGCTTGCTGTGCCTGGATACATAAAACTTGTGTTGCTTTGACTCCTTACACTTGCCCAAAATGAAGGACCTTGGCCTTCTTGAGATTTTACCACACTCAAACTACCGGAAAATGTAGCTTGTGTATATGATCCTTGACTGCCGCTGGTGAATCTAATACCAGTGGCACTGGTTGGCCATGATTCTATACCACGAGCTGCTGCACTGATAAGATGTGTGTTTCCGTTGCTTACTGTGAATGCTAGTCCGTAGAAATCAGGCCATGCTCCTAGATTGGCATCGGTGTAGGTCTGTATTTGATTTGGGTTGGCGGGATCACTGATATCAAAACAGTGTATGCGTCCTTGTCTGCCTGAAACTGTGGCTGTGCCTACATACACCAACTCATTGATGTTGTCATAGGCTAGAGGCACTGGCTTGTCTCCTCCTGCATATTCCCAGGTTGGAGAGAATGTGCCTGTGCCTATCTGTGTGGCACTTGCATTGGGCCATGCACTCATATCCCAGATAGTAAAACTTGACGAGCCTGTAGTGAATGCACGATCGTTTTCTTCGTCTATGAGTAGATATGTTCCACTGGGAGCAGTTATACCTGTTTGTATATCTGCTGTGGTTGGATCAAACGAATATCCACTGGGACTTGTAAATCCTGAAAATCCACTTTGACTGAAACTGGTTAATCTTGGCACGACTGCTCCTTACACACTGTTTACTATCCCAGACATATCGAAGGCATGTAATCTTCCACTGTTGGTTCCTACAACACAGAGATTGGATTCTAACTTCCAACGAGTTAGTCCTCTTGTTCCAGTGATGCCTGGTATACTGTCTAGTAGATTTTCGTGTTCAGTCCACGTAGTGTTTGGCCAGGCAGTGTCTATGTCTGTTGTACTCAGTACCTGTCCAGCACTTACTAGGATCACACTTCTTGCTGTCGAACCTGGATGAACTGCTATACTTCCGTCTGAGCTCAGACTGTTGTTTGAATATATCAATGTGGCTTGAGGCAATCCGCCTATGCCAATAGGAAATACCACTTTGTATACCTGGGTTCCAGCATTACTTCCGCCTGTACAAGCAACAATATATGTACGCTCATCTACCACTGTGCCTGTCATATGTCTTGCAACTTCTGCAGAATTACCTGCTGCTGTGAAAGAACCGGCATCACCTCGTCCATCGTAATCTCTGTATACATTCACTGTTACATTGTTACCTGACGGAGTTCTTGCGGCAGCCCAAAATCGTGCTGCACCCAACGGATGATATAGTGCATTGTCGTGAACACATGCATACCCTCTTGTAAAGTCTAGTTGTGAGGTATTAAATGTAAAGAAGTTATTTCCGTTTGGGCTTCCTGTGGTCACGTTTGTTTGGCCCATGACTCTTCCAGTATACCCATCTTGTACTGTAAGAACATTACCTACATGAGCTGAGTGTATTCTAGCAAATCCAAAGTTGTTTGAGGATTGATAGCCGCTGAATCTGTTAGGTCTTCCTACACTTGCAGGAGTTTGAACTTGTGCCGAAGTGTATGCATACACATCAAGCTCTCCTTCGTTGCTGTTACCAAATGGCCTTCCGAGATAGATGTAGTTGTTGTTCATTGTGCATTGATAAAATCCCTGGGTGTCGACGCCTGTGCTTGTAGTAGATACAGTGTCTACTGCTGTAAATTCATTGCCGGTGCCTGCAAGTAAATTGTTGTAGAGAGACAACGAGTTGCTTCCTTTACGCCACACTGCAACACTGCCGTTCTCTGCGTAGTTAATATCAAATGCACGATAGTCGTATGTAGATATGCTGCTTATATAACCTAGCAGTGTTGCACCGCTTGAACTGCTGCCGCTTTGCGAGGAAGAAAAGTTTGCTCCACTTAAACTTGCAAGTCTAGGCATGTATTACAGCCTTGTTATATCAACGATGTGAGCCGCACCGCCTGCATATGTGCTAGGTCCAACTTGTAGATATGCTCCTGCAATAAACTTATCGCCCGACATGTCTATATTTCGGCCAAAGTTTGCACTAGTAAGACTCTCGCCGATGTCTGGACAGTCAACTGTGTGTAACAACGACCCATCTGTAACATCAAACACGTATACCTTACCTACGGCTGTAACACCTTCGTATTCACGATGCGATGCTGCTACAACATATGATTCATTTATTGCTACATCCCAGCCAAAATAGTCTGCTGTAGTGCCAGCATCTGGATTTGGATTATCTAATGTATGCAATAATGAACCGTCGCTTAGATCAAATACGTAGGCTTTACCTGTGCTGTTAAATGCTGCTTCGTCTTCATTTGTTGCTCCAACAACAGCATACGAGTTTGAAATATGAACTGTCCTACCGAAGCTATCACCGGTCTCAGTATCATAGTCGTTTGGATTATCAAATGTGTATACTAGATTACCAGTTGACAAATCGTATACATATGCTTTACCCGAGTTAGAAGCACCTTGGTCGTTTGACGAATCGCCAATAATAGCATGAGAATCTGATAATCCTACACTTATACCAAAGTCACCGCCAAAACCACTCGGGTCAGATAAAGTATATAATAAACTGCCGTCGACGGCATTATAAATGTATGCACCACCTACGAAACTATTATCATTTTGAGCGCCAATAATAATATGAGTATCTGTTATAGCCACGCTTGTGTCATCACCTGCAAATCGTTCACTATTACCAAGACTTGGATTTTCTATAGTGTACAGTAAACTTCCGCTATTTACATCGTAGACGTATGCAACACCTTGATCGTTGTAAGTGCCATCTTCTAAAGCTCCTACAATAGCATACTTACTTGAAATAGCAACAGCAGAACCAAATCTGTCGTTGTCTGTATTACTGTATTGATTTGGGTTAACTAGTTCATGGAGTAGTTGTCCGCTAATTGTGCTAACAATATATGCTCGGCCCGATGCACTACCATCTTCTGACGCACCTGGCGAACCTATGATAGCTTTGTTGCCTGATATTCCTACGCTCCAGCCAAAGTCATCTGCGTAGTTTCCATCGTTACCTAAATTCCAAATGCTAAGTGGGTTAGGTAGTACAGGATTGTTAAGAGGATATCTTACAAGTACAGCACCACTGCCGCCATCACCGCCACGTGATGATGATCCGCCTGTACGACCGGCACCACCACCACCACCGCCGGTGTAGGACATACCGTCTTCACCTGTAGGTTCACCTGAACCACTTCTTAACTCAGAGCCGCCTGTACCTGCACCAGTTGGGCTATCGCCTCGACCGCCACCGCCCGGGTGAGGTTCTAGCAAACTAGTTATACCGTTGCTGCCCCACTTACCGCCGCAGCCGCCTGAAGCAAACCATCCAGAGTCGCCTACATCATCACCGAACTTATCACCGAAGTATAAACCTTCACCGCCTCGTCCAGCAATATTACGGTCAGCTGGATCTACGGCAGCCGAGCCAGCGCCGCCGCCACCGCCACCGCCGTGGTTTTGAGTGGCACCGTCAGTGTTGTTTACACCATCATTGCCGTAACCATACAGCCCACTATCACCTGCTTGCGAAGTTTGATTGCCTGTTACTACGTGACCAGAAATATCGTTTGCTCCACCGCCGCCTGATCCGCCTTCTCCTGAACGTGCATCTTGGGACCATGACGAACCAAATCCACCGCCTTTGGCAGTTAGTACATATCCGTTGCCGTCATCAAAAATACTGTCACCGCCTGCTGTAGCATTAGGCATACCTCCGTAACTACCAGGGTTGTAAGAACCAGTACCTCCTTGACCTACTGTGATCGTGGTAGTTGCTGATGACAAGGTAAGTTTAGGACGATAGATTAAACCACCAGCTCCGCCGCCTCCTGGAGCAGCGTGACTTCCGCCGCCTCCTCCTCCAGCAACCATGAGTACATCAACTTCTAAGTCTCCAGTATTAATAAAGTCTCCGGCAGAGTTAAAATAGTGTACACGATAATCTATGTTGTCTGCATCTCGGTAGGTGTAAACTTCATCACCACCTGATGTTGTAACTTTTTTTACAGTTATATCTTGTGTTGTAGACACACCTGTTCTAGTTGTTGCTGTTACTGTGAATGTGTAATCACCGTCTGAACCTGTCGGTGATCCTTGTATCACACCTGTTTCGGATAATTCTACTCCAGTTGGCAGAGTTCCGCTGTCAACAGAGTACGTTATTAATCCACCTGTTTCGTAATCTGTGGTTAGTTGAGCTATACCTGTTATTCCGTCAAACACAGTAAGTGTTAAAGGCCCAATAACAGGTGTTGGGCCTAGGTTAGTTGTTACAGGAGTAGGGACAGGATCTGCAGCATTGCCTACTTCTATACCCCAGGCTGTTGCAGTTACAAAATCCTCATCGGTAAGCAGTGTGAGATATTTTCCACTGGGCACAAGTATTTGTGTTCTTTCCATTACACCCTTAGGTGCAATAGGAACTTCGAGTTCTAAAGGATATATTGTAGCGTCGTTAAGATCGGTGATGTCTGCGTTTAATGTATCAGTAAGTGCTACTGAAATTTTTATCCCGTCGTTTCTTCTATTAACAACATTTANTGTAACAGTCGTAACATCGTCAGTAGGGCATACATATATGCTCTGACTGATATTTTTGTTTAGTTCAACTGCTGCTAATCTTCCGCTTGCCATTNTTNATCCTTATCTTATATATACGCCGTGTCCGTAGAACGCATCTGATCTATTACCACTCCAGTTACCTGAGTTACGTGCAGATCCATGTCCCCACCAGTGACCGCCCATTCTGTGCCAATCATCATTACCGTAACGTCCGCCAATGCCTCCACCAAAAATACTGCTGCTAGAGTTGTCTCGACCGCAGCCTATTTGTGCACCATAGTGCATAGTACCGGTGTGAAAGCCGCCTACGTAGTTACTTGTGTTGCTACTACTACCGGTATCTGAACGTATCTTGAATCCTACAAACTCATTGTTTGGTTCGTATACGTTTGTATCGCTTCGTACATGTAATGCACTTACCCAATTGTAAGCATTACCGAATAGCACAACATCAGCTTTGTAAGTGTTAGGTTGATTAATAACACTTGCCATATTTTCAAAAGCAGTATTATGTCTCCACCCAATTCTTTTGTTTAACTCGGCAGGATCGTTCGCAATAACCATTACATCGTTAAACGGAGATAACGCATATGTAGGAGCGAATGCCTTTGTATCTGTTGCTCCATCTATGTCAAAATCTGTGTAACCTTGATCCATTACTAGCTGTTTAGTAGTAGCTTCCCATCCAGACCAGTTAGCAACTAAAAAGTCACCACTTGGAAAAGGTGCTGTGTTTTCCACACCAAAAAAGTCATCTTTCCGTAACACCAACATCCAGCCTCCGCCGTCATATTGGCTGTCCATATAGCAATGTACTTGGAATGCTTCGTTCTCGCCTTCTGGTTTAATCCAATATGCACCGTCTGTGTTTGTGCCTGTGATACGTTTAATTTCTTTTGCACTAGGAGCAGCTAGTGCTTCTGTACTTCCATCTTGCCATTTCCTTGTAATCGCAAATGCGGTAGGAGTTGTATTTCCTAGTTCGTCAGTGGCGGTTAATGTAACTGTAGTAGGCGTAGATGTTGATGAGTATGTTTGAGTGTTTGTAAACACATATCTAGTACTAAAGTCAGCATTGGCATTTGTAGGGAAGTCAAACGAGTTTGTAGAGAACACAATACGTGCTGCTCCTCTGCCTCCTTTGCCACCATAGCTGGTATAGCCAGGTTGATCATAACCTCCGCCACCGCCGCCACCTGGAAATCCGCCATTGCCGCCGTGTCCGTTGTTAGTATTAGTAGCGTGGTTGTCTCTACGTTCACCTGAAACAGCAGTTGCTACAATAGTTCCAGAGAATGTTTGAGCAGAGTTATTCCAGAGGTAGGATCCGCCACCGCCACCGCCGGCACTTGAATCATCACTATAGCCGCCTTGGCCACCAGCAACTCCTGATACACCTTCTGATCCATCACCTGCTGCAGGGAATGTGTTCCAGCCACCAGCACCGCCTGCGCCTGTACCAGTTGCTAGTTCGTAGCCTACACCAGAGTTAACTCTAGGTCCTCTCGCACCGTTACCGTCAAATCCACCAGCGCCACCGCCGCCAGCGCCACCGTTATTGTTTCCTCCAGATCCGCCGCCATTGCCGCCTCCTCTGGTTAAACCATAACTAGCGTTTGCAGAAAATGTTCCTTGGTTAGCGTAGTTAGTAGTTCCAGCAAACCCGTCACGGTTACCGCCAATGTAACCGCCTTGACCTGCACCGCCCGTAAGAACTGCTACATTGTCAATCTTTAATGTACTCGCTTCGCCTGCTGAACCGTATCCGTTTTTTACACCATCTCCGCCATCGCCGACAACTACTTGAATAACTTCGCCGCCAGTGAGTGTTACATTGTTTACATAAGCAAGGCCACCACCACCGCCTCCGCCAGCACCGTAGTCGGTGTTGTCTCCGCCACCACCGCCACCGCCACCTCCGACTACTACGGCACTCATGTTAGTGAATAAACTGTTTCCTGTCGGAACTGTGATAGTGTATGTTCCTGGCTGATCTATTAGGAAATCAACCTGAGTAGCATCTCCTGGAATGTTATCTAATGCTTCTTCCAATGTGCCAGTAAGATATTCTCCTGATACTAGTAATCCTGGTAGAAGAGTTCCGCTAGAAAGTGTAACATTTACAGGTCCTTCATCATCAATATCAAACGGTATTTCGTTTAACACGCCTGTTATAGGCTCTGCTGTATTACTAACCCAGACAGGTGCTTGTCCTAGATTTTGCGAAGCNGGAGTTACTGTAATAGNGTTACCATTTACCATACCCCATGCTTGTACNCTCAATGGACTGCATGTAGATTTAATAGTTAAGAAATAATTTGAAGGTACAATNATACCAGTTCTTTCAATAACCTGTTTAGGAATAATATCTAAATCCCATTCNAATATTGCATCTGTTTCTTGAATGTCATCTCTGTTCTCAGTAACAGCAATATAAATCTTACCCGAGTCTACGCCTCTATTACAAACATTAATACTTACTGCCGCCGCATCATCAGTGTCGCACACAAATATTGATTGTGTGACATTTCTAAAAACTTCGAATGCTCCTTGTATACCTGTAGCCATATTTTTTCCTAGTTAGTCCCGAATATAAACCATGTCATCCTAGATGAGCTGTTTGGAGCGTCAATGCCCCATACGCCACTATAGTTTGGTTCTGGATAGTTTAAATCGTTATAGTTTGTTGTTACGTCAGCCGTCCATGCATAGTGTTCTGTGTTTGCGCCGGTTGTTCTACAACCTAGTGCGTTGATCATAGAATATCTATAGTTTTCGTTGTTACGAATACCAAAGTCTAGTTCGTCGGTTTCTGATAGTTCACCTCTTGCACTAGATCGGTATCTATCTCTTGATGTTGTTGCACTTCCTTTTAAGAATGTAACTGGTACTTGTAGTCTTCCTGCATCGCCGTTTACACGTAGATCTGGACCGTCGTTTCCTCTAAAGAAACTTCGTAGATTACTTCCTCTAGTACTTAACCATTCCGAACTTGTATATGCTACTTCAGTAGAGATAGAGAATAAATCATCTGGATCATCAACTGATTCAGCAAAGCATTGCATGATTAATATATCTTTGTAGTCCCAGTCATAATACAGTGAATTTTTATAGCTCGTATTATCTACTAAATTTGTAAAGTTACCAAATGTATTAGTATCAGTCCAACTACCTAACCATGACCCGGTACCTGCCGTGCTCTGGGGGATTGTAACGTCGCAGCTGATACTTCCTAATAATGCCCAGCCTGTGTTAGAACTTCCTGCATAGTCTGCATTGCCGCCAATACCTGTAGTTGCGTTAGTAGTGAATAGTTTTGTTTCTACAGTATTGCCAACAGCATCTAAAATATAAATGCTTCCTGATGTTTGATTTGAAGTGTTAATAGCTGTACTAAGATTAGCGTCAGATGCTAAAGGATTATCTGAAACTGTTCCCGGAGCCCATGAACGAAGTATACTGAATACTCTTGGAGTTGCTAGTCTAGAATCTTTTGCTTCGACGGTGAATGTATAAGGTACACCACCAGCGTTGTAAGCATCACCTTCTTGAATAAAACCAGATATTGTACCCGATTGTTGGATAATCATTCCAGTTGGAAGTGTGCCAGCTGTTTGTTCATAGGTTACACTAGCACCGTCTGGATCTGTAGCATCTAGTTGAATAGGCGTCATATCGAATCCTTCGTATATTTCTCCTAGATCAGCAGTAGTATTCCATACAGGCGCAGTACCATCGTTTTGTAAAGGTTGTGGATCGCCAGTTTCTTCGCCTAGTTCATATCCCCAAAGAACTACACTAGTAGCTTCTCCGGTAGATCTGACTGTTACATAATGATTTGCAGGAAGCACTAGTCCTGTTCGCTCTAATACACCTTTTGGTTCTAATCTTACATCATATTCAATGTATTCATCTACGGTAGCAGAGTTTTCTGTAGATGTAATAGCCACCCTAATATAAGTTGGTACTATATCCCTGTTACATATACTAACATTGATTACAGTTGCGTCATCGCTGGTACATTTATAAACCGACTGTGTAATACTTGGAAATATCTCCCAAGCACCTAAACGACCTACTGCCATTTAAATCTCCAAAAACGTTTCTTATATTTATGCTAATATAACCAAAGAGAAATATTAATCAGTATCTAGATTGTTTAAAAACTGCTTGAGTTTGGTAGAACTTGCTTCTGCTTGTATCTTAGGCGCAGCTTTGCCTTCATCTGGAGTGTCACTAGATTGTATTGGTTTAGAACCTCCACGTTTGAGTGCATCTACAATACTGTTGCTTCCGCTACTGCTAGTTGCTGTTGCCGGTGCATCTTCGTCTTCGCCTAGATCAAATATACGCAGTGTGTCTACATCAAAGCCTAGATCAATCTTAGCACCTACGCCACTTGAACTACGTGTTTTCATCAACTGGATTTGATAGCGTCCACGTTCACGCATAGCACGACTTGTAAAGATACCAATCAAGTTATCTGCTGTATTAATCTTAGATATACCGCCCGAGATGTGCGAATGATCAAATTCAATCTCTTCTACACTTGATCTGTTCAACTGACTTGCTGTAACAAAGATACAGTTAAGTTCCATTGCCAAGTTACGTAGTTCTTCTGACACATACTTGTCTTTGACAAACAAGTTCTCTGCAGATATCTTTTGTCCAAGCGGGTGCATAAGATCCAAGTAATCAATTAATAATACGTCTACTTTACGTCCTGTTTTAATTTCATATTCTTTTAGATAAGCTCTAACGTCATTAGCATTCTTGCCTGTAGGCATATATTTGACCTGGAAAGCACCTGACTTTTTACCGATCATGCGTACTTTCATTTCAACATCGTCGATGGTTTTAAAGATGTCTCTGCTAGGTATGTCTGTGGTCATCGAATCAAGGCGCATACTAACTAGATTTTCACTTAGCTCAAATGTCAAGTATAATACATTCTTACCTTGTAAACACCAGTTCACACCCATGTTTGCCATAAACAAACTCTTACCAGAACCTGACCCACCTGCAAAGATATTCAGTTCGCCTCTGTTGAATCCGCCAAATAACTTACGATCTAAAGCAGGCCACCCTGTGCTCACTTGTCCGTTCTTGTCTTTGATTGCTTCGAGTCGAGCTCTAGGATCAGCAAAATAATCTGTACCTAGATCTTTTTGTAAGCCAATTTGTACAGCACTCTTAACAAGTTCTTCACAACGTCCATACTCACCTTTCTCTAATAGGTCTGCTGAGTCAAGGATTGCTTTCTCTAGTGCTTTGTGTTTGGCAAATGTTTCAAAGTCTTGTAGCAACCAGTCATAGTGATTCTCTGCTAGTTGTCCTGGGTCTTTCAAGTCTGTATTTGTAGAAGCATTAACAATTTCAAATGTAGGTAATGCGTTATGCTCTTCTACATATGTTTTAATAAACTTAGCTGGTTCTTGTAAACGTCTATCAAATGTGTTAGGATCAAACACACCCTGACAGCGTACAAAGCTCTCAGCGTCTGTCATAAACATTTCTAGATATACTCGTTGTATGTCGTAACCGTAGTCTGTGTTCTGTCTTGTCATCTTATTATTATATTACCTATGCCATACTTTGTCAATGTTTGTAAACTGTTTTGATTTTGCCAATACTGCACCTATGCACGATCCAGGATCGCCCGGGTTCTTAGGTACATGTACTGTTTCCCAGTAAGGGCGTATTTTATCTACGGCCCGACGGTTAAGAGCGCCGCCTCCTGCTAGGGCTAGATTATCTGCACCTGTGTACCAACTAGCCCACATACTTAATCCTTGTAGTGCGTCTTCAAACAAGTCCTGGGTAGTAGCCGCTAAACACCCTAAGGCCCGTTCACTGCTTATCCCTGGGCGTAACCAGTTGCACCCTCTATGTAGATTTATCTTAAACCGCCAACTAGGGTCTGCATAGGTAGGCATCTTTTCTATGACCTCTGACATCATCATACTGCGAAAGTGGTCAGGGTCGTAACCTTCACCCATGCCCGCTACCATGTATTCATCTCGCTGTGCTACCAGCCCAAGGCGCTGTGTCATAGCAGAGTAAAATAATCCTGGGCTGTGAGGATATCCTTGGCTAAAGATTTTTTTAAGTTTGCCTTGTTGTCCGTGCCATATTGTAAGTGTTTCAAACTCGCCTATGCTATCTAAACAAATAATTGCACAATCGTCATGCGGTTGTGTATAGTAAGCATACGCGGCATGACTATGATGATGTTGTGTATACATTATTTTGGGATTGCGTATACCACGTTCTTGAAAATATCTTTCTATATCATTCTCTTTAAACAACCAGCCTTGTCCAGCCCATAACTGTCTAACACTTTTTAAGAACGGGCGTTCGTACCATATGATATAACTAGGATAACCCCAGTGTTCTATAGCATAGTCTAGCAGTTCTTTGTTTAGGTGAGGGTCGTTGGGTATGCCTGAAAAATCTTTGGCAAGCCCTGCCCACACTAATGTGTCGTAACTGAATACAGCCAGACTAGCATCGTGACTGTTACCTACTGCTCCCCAAGTAATCATTTGTAGATAAAAGGATCCCGTTTTTTAAGTTCGTCTAGTCGTTTTTTAAGTTCACGATGTTCCTTCCATTTTTTATACGGAAGTAGTATAAGTTCTTTAAGTTTTTTCAAATAAACCATTTCTTTGCTCTCAGTCTAATTTTAAGTGGAGACTCTTCTGCTGAAGTTACAATACTATGTAAAGTATATAGTCTACCGTACTTATCTACAGCATCTCCTATATCATTAATGTCTTGACGCCATTCGGGCATGCTCACTGACCATCCTAGTTCAATAGCTCGNTCTACAAGTTTGCTTCCTGCTTTATCTCTATCAGGAACTACAATAATCTGTTTTCCTAGTCTNTTNAACAACATTGCTTGTTGATCTGATATTTCACTGCCGCCTAGNGCACAACCTTCAATGTGTATAGCATCTACNTGTCCTTCGCAGACAATAGCAAATATCTTATTGTAGCCTTGATTATCTAAACCATATACAAAGCCAGGTTGTACTTCTGTGAGATACTTGGGCTTCTTGTCAGGTACTACACTTCGTCCTGTCCAACCTACTATGTTGCCTTCGTAGTAGAAAGGAATGATAAGTCTATCACGGTAACCTAGACTAGGCGACCAGTAATAGTCAGTGTCATCTACATTCAAATGACGACTAGCCATGTACTCTAACACAGCCATTGAGTACTTGTCAAAGTCTGTAATGTCTGTAATCCTAACAGCATCCTCAGGCAGAGGCACAGGGCGGAATGAAGGTAGTTGGGCTATGCGTGTTTGTGCCTCTACTCCTTCGTTCTCCCTCATCACTTCCAACGCCACCTTATTGACTATGTCGTCAGGCGCTCCCATCCATTGTAGGAGTTTCCGTAACTTGTGAGAGAGATTACGCCCTGGTTGCCAACTTGCTTTAAAGCCACAGTTAAAGCAGTGGAAACTAACGCCGCCGTCTGGGTTTGATATGAGTCCGCCACGCTGTCTAGTATCTGCACTTGTACCATTATGGTGACAGCAAGGAGCATTAAAACTAATCCATCCACTAGGAGTAGTCTTACGCTTGGGCGGTAGATATGTCAGAACTGTGTCAGATACAATACTCATAATAGTATTATACTGTAACTTTTTTATAAAGTCAATTAGTTTCTTACAAGAACTTTGGTTATTTTATTTTCAGGATCTGCATTAACACTTACACGTAGATAACTAAACACACCATTGAAGTTAAACATCTTATGTGTTTCTGTAGTTGTTACTACTTCTGTTTCCACATCAAACCATTTAGTAATACCTGTATCGATTTGATTCTCTAGTGTTCCCTGAATAGTGACTTCGCCGTCGAAGCCGTTAGTGTACACTAGTGCAGTATGTAGTGCTTCGTTACCGTTTAGTGCAGGTTGTGCTTCTACACTTTCTGATACCCACGTACCTTCAACTTCTTCTGAGAACTGCGTAATACTGTGTGCAGGTTTAGGCGCAGGCAAACTTTGTCCATCTAAATATATTGTGCCACGATTTTCAAAGTAACTATCGCTGTATGTTAATGTGTTTCCCGAGCTAGAGTTTAAATGTATGCTATAACTTAGATATTGTTGTTTGAGATTAAGCATGTCATTTTCTGTGATGGTTATTTTACATTTACCACGTGTTTCTGTAGTTCCTAAATCCAACACATCGCAGTCATGTTGAATAACAAGATTTTGATTCTCATCAAAAATCATAATCACAGGCGTATAGCCTTGAATGTCTACAGGCTTTTGATCTGCATTTAAAACTCTATATTCTAATACATTATCGATGCCTTTAAAAATCTTTATCTGTCTTGTATACACTGATCTATACTCCGTGATGAATCCTGCTTCATTAGCAATAATGTTGGTTTTATTTTTGACTAAATATCTAGGTGTTAATTGCATAACACTATTTATCGGACATGTTAACAAAAGATATTAAAGAAAATTTTCCATTTATTAGCGTAGTAACATATGGCGGCAACGAATATGTTGGAATCATCACGAATCAAGATCAATACGTAACTTGTATGTACAACTATGCCTTTTTAAAAACTCAAGAAGAAAAGAAACTTTTATTAGATCTTGGAGAAATATGGTGGTGGGAAAGTAATCGTCTGATACCCATTAATATCTTTCTAAGGCAAGAATTAGAACCATTAGCATATTCTGTGTTAACTATGAATTCTAAAGATGTTGTTGTTAGTATAGGTCCTACAGTCAATTTAAATAACATGACGTTAAAAAGAGTAAAAAGAAAATCTGTACAATTAATTAAAAAACCTAAAAATTAAATCTTCCACTTCTTTTATTAATATTATTTTTTGTAAACTTCTTATCGCCNGCAGCATGTGTTAATATGCCTTTNACATGCTTGCTTTGGAAATACCCTCTACCTTTAACGTCCTTGTTTAAATCATTACACATCATATGTGTGCAACATTCGGGCCATATATGTCCGTCCCAAGTTTTAGGTTTGTTCCATACTTCTCCGCTATCGTAGATACTTAACATGTTATCTACCAGTTGCTGTCTTTGTTCAGATGTGCCTGCTATAACAAATAATCCTGTTTCCCAATGAGTCATTCTATTTTGTATTTCTACGTGAACTGCTAGATCATATCCTGCAAGTAATAATTTGTCAATGTCTTTTTGTATAGGCTTGTGTGTTTGTGTGTCGGCATCTAGCCATATTACAGGTTCGTCCGTTTTTAATATTAGATCACAGATAGCATATACCTTATGACTCCATCGCAAACCTTTTAGATATTTGTTTTTAGTTTTTTTATTTTGTTCAAGATTTATTAAAGACTCAGTTTTATTTTTAAACAACAAAAAATTTTCTTGTTTGTCTAAATCAATGTTAATTATGCGGGCGTGATCTACTGGACAATCTTGATGATACACATATAGAGTACTGTCTTCAGGCCAGCACCGCGTCCAAGATTCTATAAACTTGTTAGCATAAACGTTCCAATGATCTTTGTGAAAACTGGTTATACATATCATTGTAGCTCCTCACATAGTAAGTTCATATGCACTACACAAGCCATTGCGTAAGACACAGCATGAGCTTTCTTGAAGTAGTATTCACCGTCCTCTGGTTTAATCCACACTTCCTTTCGTATAGTCGTCCACGGTTCGTTCATGAGGTGTCTTTTTGCCGGACGGATTATAGCGAGGACTGCTGCCAGATCCTCTACGCTTCGTGGCTTCAAACTGCGCAAGACGTCTCCGTGCCCCGAGAGATGAAATACGTTGTTTACGAAGTCGTCGTGTTCTAGAAGTTCCCATAATGGCTCCTTGTTCATCAACGCTAAGAGATGTTCTTCATCTCTTATATCTTTATATATGCTAACATTGAGAAAGTCTAATTTAAAGTATCCGCGCTCTTCTGCACTTTTATAATCTATTGTACTTAAATTATCAACAGGGTTATGTGGAATTTCTGTAACGTACACACCAGTGTTGTGTTTCTTTTCTGTGTCAAGTTTTGCAACACGATGATTTATTTTAGATAAAATTAAATCCCTGTCAGGGAAATCTATATCAATATCTGGAAGATCTATCACAGATTGGATTCCTTGGAAATATCTTTTACCAGTTGTACATCACTTGGACTTCGTTTAAAACGCAGTGCCCAATGTTCCGGGTTAATAACATGATAAACCATTTCTAGTTGTTCGTCATTAAATTTACTTAGCATTTCTTTTCCGCTTTTACAATTTAAAATAAGCCACGGAGATATTTTGCCATCCTTGATATGCCATACTGCTCTGTTGAGACTTACATGCTGGAAATAATGATTCCACGGTGCAGGTTCGTTTTCTTCTGCCCACTCCATCATTGTCTTTACACTTCTTTCTAATGCTGTTGTTACATCTTCTTTGAGAATAAATTCTAGTACATATTTTTCATATAAACTATCTTTTGCCCAGTGATCTAGTTTAACGCCACTAGTAACAACATAGTCTATGTATTTTTCTGGATACAACGGTTGCACATTATTAAGAAAACTACCAAACTTAACAAAAGCGTTGTAATACTGACTGTCAACAAAGTCAGCATAACTTTTTTCTTTCTTTGCTCCTGCGCTGAGAATATAGAATCTCTGGAAGGCGTATAAGCCGTATCTTACTCGCTTTTCATCTTTTTGTAGCCATCGTCTCTTTTTTTCACACATATGTGCCGCAAGAGTTTTTTCTCTTACATAACTTGTGCCGCAATATTCGCACTTGTATTTTTTATCAGAGTTTGACGTCAATGTTATGTTCTTCAGCCAGTTGCTTGAGTTCTTTTTTTGTATATAGTCCAGCAAGTAGCTCTACCTCTTTCTGTTTCATGTTAGGATGGATTTGTTCTAGTAGTTTTACTGCTTTGTTATTGTCAGCAGTTGCTTTCTTTTTGAAGCCTTGCCAAGGATGATATTCTATCTTACCTGTAGCACCACTCATACAAAGCAGTTGCCATTGTAATTGAGGATGCTTGCTTACTTCCATGTAGTTTTTATTAAAGTATTCATTGGTTTTAAACACAGCAAGTTCTTGTGCTTCTCTGTTGCCGCTGACATTACTAACATATCTATTCAGCAACCAAAAACTTACTTGTTTCTTTTCTTCGTCGCTTAGTTCCTTCCANACAGATTTTGCACCCATGTCTATTGCCGCTAGTATGTCTTTNATTGGAAGTTTANTTGCCATCTATGTATTTCCACACTGAATCTGTTTCTAATCTGTAACTNCCTGCAAACTTATATCTATCCCATCTATCAGGTTCTATTAAACTTAGTATNTACTCATTGCCGGTATAATACAAGTGATACGTTTGTCCAACAATAGGAACAAAGTTAAATCGTGCTTGATAAACTAGTTGAGTATCTTCTGCTAATTTTGCTAATCTAAAATACTCTTGTTTGATTTCTTCTAGTTTGCTTTCTAAATGATGTTTAGCTTCGATTCCTCGTCCTGTTTTGAATCCGCCTACATCAGGTAATACAATAGCAGGAGCACTTACATTACTTCCGTAAGGTAAAATATTTGCGTCTTCTGCAAAGTTGTCAGGACGTTTATTTGCCATCTTTTATAATATAGTATAGTTCGACAGTTTTGTCAAGTTGCTTTTTAAGAGTAGGATGTTGCTCTGCTAGATCACATAACTTTTCCCATTCTCCCCAATGTAGTAGTTTGCCTTGGGCTCTTGCTACACCTCTAGGATCCCCGCCTATTATCCAGCGGGGTATCTCTGGTTTGTCTCGATAACGAGCGTAGACAACACCGTCATGACGCTCATATATCAACGGCTCGCCTGGAAGCAGTTTAGCCATTATTAATAGCAGCAATAATGTCTGCTTTCTTCATGCTAGCATTAACTTTAATGCCTTTTGATTTAGCATGAGCTAACAAATCATTTTTTGACATGCTATCTAAGTCTGCAGATTTGGTTGCTTGCTTAGTTGCTTTAGTCGATGTCTTAACAGGAGCTCGTGCCTCTTTAATGGACACAGGTGCTTCTGACGCTGATATAGCATCTTCGCCTAGGCGTCCTGCAATAGTACGTAACAAAATACCATACATAGGCAGGAAGATAACAAGACCTACAATAATTTTTAATACAGTCTGTGATCCTGCAATCTCAAACCAATGCTCCGCCATATACGGATCTGCTGAGTTATTAAATGCAACAGCAAAGAACGTGTAACTATCAATGATGTTTGCTACAATAGTTGACAGTGCAGGCGCCGCCCACCATGCTTTGTAGTTTTCACGAATCCATTGGAACACATACACGTCAAGGAATGTACCTACTGCGTATGCTGTTGCACTTGCAAAGCCAATACGTAGTGCTACACTTTCAGGTGCACCTTCTGCTAATACTACAGCAATACTGCCAATAATAGCAAACGGATATGCGGCGGCAATAGTTGCTCGTGCAATACCTTTACCTAGTAAGCGAACTGTTAAGTCAGTTGCAATAATAACAAGCGGGAATGTAAACGCCGCCCAAGTTAGTTTAACGCCAAAAAACTCAACTGGAATGTTGACTAATGCGTTCGATACTGTGATAACAACTACATGAAGTAGTGCTAGTTTTAGCATCATTACTTTATCTATGTCTTTAAACATATTTTCTCCTTTTACATAAGTTGTGAATAATCAATTAATTCGCTCTGTCTAGAAATTTCCTTAACAAACATAGCACACATAGGTTTCTTTCCTGTAGTTATTGGAATGCATAATAACTGTCCATTTCTTACTTTAGGAAAGTACCATTTTACATCGCTGTAAAAATTAGTTATTTTAATCTCGCCAAACTCGTGTTTAAAACTGGATAAAGGATTAAACAAAAATGCATCAAACCCTCTATCATTTAAACTTGTCAACGGAAGAACTTCTAAATCATTTCCACTTTCACTATCCCCTACTGCAATGTGCCAGTCTAGAGGCATGGTTACTTCTTGTCCGGCAATTTCTAACACCATTGCAGGAGAACTAAATGACTCTAAAAAGATCAAAGGAGGAAAAAAGAAATCTGGATCTTTTGGATCTGAATTATCTAAAACAGCAAACCTTACATCATCTTCTAGTTGTTCTGGTAAATTGTTTAAGAAAAAACATTCATTGTCTAGTGTTAATATTCTCATTTTAATTCCAATCTATTTTTTCTATTGTAAAAGGATATTGTGCATCCTTGTAAAACTTCTTACGTTGTGTAAGATGTCGCTTTGCAAATTTACAGCTACTTGTAATATCCCATATCTGTACAAAGTCTTTGTCTTTTGCCTTTCTTACGCCTCTGCCTATACTTTGAATTACCCTAACAAAACTTTTCCCAGGCTCAATAAGCACGAGATTAAAAATACGAGGAATATTAATGCCAACGGCGGCAACACCATATGTTGCAATAACCACATGATTGTCTGCTTGATTAATTTCATCATATGCTTCTTTTCTGTCTTTAAGTTTAACATCACCTTTGACAAACACTGAACCTTCAATGCGTTCTTGTAACATTTCACCTGCACTAATCCTGTCTACAAGAATAAGTGTGTTACCTTCTTGTCTTACATTGTTGAGCAGTTTTGCAATATAGTCAATCCTGTCTGTGTTTGTTACTAGGTATTTTAATTCTGATTGATAATCTCTATGTGCTACAGTATCTATAAGCTGACAAATGTTTACATGGCAGTTGGATAATACACCTTTATCTTGTAGTTCTTTTGCTGTGATCTGTCCAATAACAGGACCAAGACTTGCGTGGATACTTTCAAACTCAAACGATTCTTTAGGCACTGTGCCTGTTAGTCCCCAACGGATAGGTGCATTGCGTAGGTTGCGTGTAAGCAAGTTCTTGAGAACTTCTGCTTTAGCTTGGTGTACTTCGTCGACAATAATAGTGCTTACACCGTCTAAGAACTCTGCGAGGCTTAGTACTGCACTGCCGTCTTTGAACTTCTTGTCTAGAATGTTCAAGCTCTGCCATGTACAGATAGTGTGAGTCTTACCTAACTCTTTCCTGTCTCCGAAGTACACCCCTACATCCAAGCCGCAGTTGCGATAGTCTTCTTCTGTTTGTGTAACAAGTGATTTGTTAGGCACAATAACTAGACTACGTCCATACGGCTCACTAATATGTGACAAGGTTGCTGTGGTAATTGTTTTGCCTGCACCTGTTGCAATCTCTTGCAGGCTCTGTGGGTTTTGTAGAAAGTTGTTTATTGCTTCAACTTGATAGTCACGTAGGATAATGTCTTCGCCTTCCGCTGGATGTCCTTTAGGCCATTTAACACCTTGATCCTTCCAATAGTTTTCTGTGATCGTTTCAAAATTTAAATCTACAGGATGCCGTCTATCTTCAATGTCTACAATTTCAACATTATTTTTTTGTAGTACTTCTACAATTTTGTCTAAATGATTAACATAGCCTGTGCCACCTATTCCAAAGAATGCAACTTTACCATCCCAACGCCCAAGTTTATACTGAGGCATATATCGTGCATAAGGTACTTCAAACTTCAGCGCAGAACTGAGCTTTCTCCTTATGTCTACATCGAGTCCTTCGAGTTTGATGTTTACTTCATCTTCAATGATAAGTTTACAAGTTGCCATTATATAATATCGTACTGCTTATATCCAAAAATAGTAAAAGAACTCATACTTTCTACATCGTACACTATCAAATCACATTGCATCATATACTTAGAAAGTTCTTGAGGAATTCTTTCATCTGAAAAAGTTAACCATGCTTCAGGAAGTATTTTACTTTCAAGTGTTGGCTTACTAATCTTACTATTAGTATACACGACTTTTGTAGTTTTTGCAAGAGTATTATTTAATTTGTTATTTTTAATATATTCATTAAAATTAATATTATTTTCATCGGTATTGTCTAGCCTAAACATTACGCTTATTGATTCAGCGTCTACGTAATCTTTTAATATTTCATGTGTTTGCATTAACTGTTCATATTCTTTTTGATCAGTTAAATGTATAAAAAGAGGATAACGATCTAACTCATTAAAACTATGTAAAACAGGTTTTAAGTTTGTATGATTAGTTTTATTCCAAACTCCTGGAAATTTTCTATGAGTCAATTGTTGGGTAAACTCACTGCAAGTTTCAAAACTTGCATCTAAATCTGTTTGATCAAAATAAGATAATCCATACAGTGCCTTGCGATCATAAAACTTGTATAATGTTTCTTTACAAGGTATGCCTAGTTTATCTATAATATATGTACTAGCATTTTCTCTAAGATGTTTGATTTCATAGTCGTAAACACCGGGTACATAATCTTGAGCATTAAGGTCAATGTCTTTTACAAAGTCTAACAGTTCTTGCACTTCGTCTTGAACAGTGAATCCAGGAAAGTTATAACCTTTGTAAAAGTTATATAAGTTGCGTGGAGTTACACTAATAAAATGTTCGTGTGAGCCTTTTCTATGCAAATATTGTAGGTGAGGAACTTTTTCTTTGATAGATTGCACAGCAATGATTTGTTTTTTACTAAATGGAAAACGTATTCTAATAGCATCATTGTTGAACTCTTCTACATACTCAAGAGTGATTTCTTTTCGTCTATCAATCTCTCTAAATGGGAATCTAACTTTTTGAGTGCTGGCGTCTAAGTCAATGCCTTGCGCATCAAAAAACTCTGCATACTCATTGCATTTTTCTACAAGAGCATTATACTGACGCTCAGTAAGAGCCATGCCTTTGTTTAGTTGGCTGTTAATGCTGTTTAAAAATGTTACATCTTTTTTGTCTAATCTAAAACTAGGACTATAGATGTTTTCAGATACTAATAGATTAAGACAGTCTTCAATATAAAATACATTCATGTTATTATTATAACATGTTGATTTTACTTGTCAAGTTCTTTATAGGTAAGCCTTGTGCTATCTCATCCACGGTCCATTCTGTGTGAGCATAGTCGTTGAGCCATTGTTGTCTATCTGGAGTGGGAGGATTATCTAGGTTGGTTAAACTTTTGATAGAGACGTCCCACGCAAGACTTGATGGCGATGTATAACTAGGCACGCCTTCTATCACTGAATGAATGCCTGGATTACTAGTCCAACTTACTGTACAGTACGTGTTACCAAACTTCATATCAAAGTCGTCGTAGGTGCCTGGTATGTGTCTAGGAGGTTGTCTTGTAACGTCTTTGAACTGACGTTCTATTCCTCGCACAGGACACCTTGGATGAGGACGAAATACAATAAGACGATCTGTATAATGACGAATATTCTCTATGGTTTCTGCAACCCAACGTTCCATACTGGGTAATAAGTTCCATTGATAACTTTTATCGTGTTGCCCGCAGAGTAGAATGTTCTCTCCATCCGTGCGCCAAGGCTTTAGTGACAAGCCAAGTAGATTAGCACGAACACTGTCATGCCCACCGTTACTAAAAAAAGCATCTCCGTTAATCCCATTAAGCCCTACTTTCCAAGTTGTTCCCCGCTTTATACCGCCTACTTCTAAGACCACCACCGGTTTGGATTTTTCCAGTGCTCTCTCCCATATTGCACGATTTCCAGACATACGACCATGGAAAAGAACGCTCCATATAACATCAACGTCCCCGTCAGTAGTATTGAAGCCAACATCATAACCGAGAGACTGACAACCGCGATGAAAAGCGTCAAACACTGGTTTAGAATTGAGTGCGCCATATTGTGTCCATAAATTAAACTTCATCTTCTATATCTTTATTTAAATCATATAGCTCTTCTAAATCTTTAGGATTTATTCTGTCTTTTAACCCAGCTTTTAAATGTGTAAGATAAGGTGCTAGTACACTCTTGCCTATAGGCGTTTTATATTTGTATGCTTCTGGACTTAGTTCACACATTTTTGCACCTTGTTGTTCTAATCTTTTTACAGTAAGACCATAAACTTCTCCGTCGTAGAATCTACGTAATAAAGTAACATCGTCGTGTGTATATATGTACTTGTATGTTTCATAAAAGTCTTTAAACATTGGATGCTTGCAGTTTAACATTGTAAATCCTGTTTCACAACTAAAATAAGTTTTATCGTCTTGAGTATGTTGCACACCAAAATGAGCACTTAATGTATCGTCCGGACACATCCATGCAAATAGCTGTTCAGGAATAGTAGCAGTAAGTATTAAATCTGCATCTAACCAAATTAGTCTATCAACGTCTGATTCTAAACATTCTTCCATTGCAGCAATCAAAGAAAACCCTTTTTTACTAAATGTTACAACTTTAGAGTTACTTTTCCATCTTTCGACGAACTCTAAATAATCGTCTCCAAGATTCCATCCTTTAGACACTACTCCTTTTACTTTAGAACTAAAATGATCTTCGTTATACAAGTCAATATTATAAAATTTTCCTTGTGTTTTTTTAAAACTTTTTAACATAGCCTTGCCGCAATGATTATAGTATTTCCAGCTCATGCTGGTTACAAACTTAATGTTCATAGATTTTTCCAATATGATTCTGTTCTAGGCTTTATCAAATCTTGCCGTTTACTTTTACCCAAGTCTTTTCTTCCGCCTTTAAGGTGATCTAGATAAGCACCCCACACACTGTTAATCAAGGGATGTCCTTCTCCTTTGATTAATCCCCTGCCCCAGTCTATACACTTTAAAGGCAAGCTCTTTCTTACTTCTTCAAATACATAACTGTCATGCCATTCTTCCATTTTAAATATTCCGTTTTCGGCATCGTCATATACTCGTTGAAACTCTTGTAAAAACTTTTGTCCTAGTAATGATTTTAAGTTAACACTATAAAATCCACATTCAGGCCATTTGCGTTCTCTGCCAATATATCCTAGATCCATGTCGTTAGGAATAAGGTTATTGAGTTTTTCTATGGTTATATGACTATGGCAAAACATATCAGCGTCCATCCAAATAAGAACATCGGCATCTGTATTTTTAGCAGCGTGAAAAATAGAATATACTTTGTGGCTAAATCTAACAGCGTCCCATTTAAAGTCTTTCCAACTATCCCTGCGTTTTGCAAGATGAGGTACAGAGCTTACATCGCCATTTGCTTTAGGTACACTCTTCCACTGTGTTTTAAATGCAACCAAGTCTGGCACACTAGTATGGCTATCAAAAAGTTCTATTCTATTATGATCTCTGATTATAGGATTACAGTCTTCTGCATATACATATAGTTTAACTTGTTTAGGCCAAGCATCTAAAAAACTATCAATCATACGTTGACCGTATTGTTTTAATCCTTTTTGATTAAATGTTGTTACAACTATAAATTTTCTCATAAGTATTCTTTTATTATATTCCAAGCTATGCCTTGTTTTAAATCATCATAGTTAAAGTGACACATTGCAATTTTTTCCAACCATGCTTGTCTATCAAACACTCTAGGACTCTCTATTAGTGTAAGATCTTTGTTAGCAACATCAAATGCTTGACTTATCCTAGGGTTAGGATCTGTTACGAACACTGGTATTCCTTCAATGGCGCTAGCTACACCCGGACTAGAGTTATATGTTATACATGCCCATGCTCCGGATAAATCATGCTGAATCGTTTTTGCATTACTTATTCTTACTTGAGGATGATTTATTTTTAAGTACTGCTGTGCTCTGCGATCACCAGGGTGGGCTCTAACAACTATAGGACGATCAGATAGTTTAGTTAGAGTTTTAATAGTAGTATTACACCATTCCATAACATCTAATCCACCCATGCTCCAGCCACCATTACGCTGAAGACAAATCAATATATGCTGTCCTTGTGTACGCCAAGGTTTTACTTGTATGTTTAAATTTTTTTGTATCTTTGTCCAACGACTAGGATCGACATTGTCTGTAAAATATGTCCCTGTTGTAGGGAATACATCATTTAAACTAAAACGAAGGTAATGTTGTTTGTTTGTAGGTTCTACATATAAAAACAAGTTACTGTCTATAGCAAGTGTGTGTTTGCCTATTTCTCTTTGTTTATCGATAACTTCTTTTCTAAAACGAAGATGAGGAGACTTTTGACTTTGTTGATGCACCCATCCTTGTATTACTGCCAAGTCACTAGGTTCCCAACGTGCTTGTTCTATTTCTTTGCTTTGTCCTTGAGACACACCTACATGAAAGTTATGAAGTACATCACGTTTTTCTGGTTTAGTATTTTTTGCAGGAATACCTGCGTAATATACTCTAACTGTCTTCATTTAATATCCTATGTGCTAATCCACTTTTCATTTCATCTACGTGAAACTGTCCATAAGCTAAATGGTGTGCCCATTTATGTATTTTATCCATATCTTGTACAGTTGGTTGTTCAATTAGACTTAGATTCTTATCACAAACAGGATCAGCCGCTGTAGGTGCTAGTGTAAACGCTGGAACGCCATATAGCACACTTTCTACAGCCGCAATACTTTGATATGTTACAAGTGCATGACAATCTTTTAAATCGTCAAATATTGTATTTGTAATACGTTGTTGTCTAGATACTTTGTCTCTAATGATAATAGGACGTTCAGTATACTTTTTTATCTCCGCAACAGTTTCTCTAACCCAAGCATTTCTATCTATACCATAAAATTTACAAGGTTTTTCGCTTGGCGTAACTAATAATATGTGATTGCCAGTCTTTCTAGATTCTATCGTATACTCTAGTTTACTCCAACGATCGTCGGGTCTGTCTATTATCTTGTTATGTTGCACATCGTTCTTTACAATACGATGCCACAACTTCCAGCCATGCGGATTAGCAGAAGATTTATAGTTACCTACATAACCGCTGTCCATGTAATAAAATGTGTGATTATTATCTAAGCACCATTGTATAAGTTTGCGTTTACCCATGCTACGAATCATTATGGGCTTATTACCAAAGTCGTAGTCGTAACTTTCTATAGGCAAGCCTGCACCGTGTGCAAACATGTTCACATATTCGTCTGTGAGATTTTTACTCAGGCATATCATGCTGTTGGCAATACTCTGTATAGATGCGTTCTCTATGCCATTCGTCGCCCATGGGTGTTGTAGCAAACTCGTGAAAACTAGGAGTACCTAATGTGTAGTGTAGTAGTTTAGCATCTGGATTAGCGCCGTATTCATCTGGCAACCAGTTCCATTCAGGAGAAAGTTCTCCTATGCGTTCATCCTCAATGTGCTGAAATCTATGTAGTTGAGCACCTGTGGCATTTTGTACATATTCTGGTGTAAGTCTTTTATTAGGGAAACTAGCACAGTTCCAAAGAATAACAGAACTCCAGTTTTTTCTAGGGTAGTTTTCGTTTTTACTTCCAAGATACTTTTCAGTCATCTTAGTTTGGTAATCGTGTTTTACAACCATTACATCTTTATCAGTTTCTTTTAAGTTCCACAACTTATAGATGTCGTCACGAACAATCATATCGCCATCCATGAAGATTGCCCAACCTGTATAGTTCATTAAATGCGGAACAAGAAAACGACTGTAAATAAAATGGTTTGATCCGTCTGTGTGTTTTTCTTCGTAGTCTTGTAGTAAGTTTAATGCTAGAGGAATAATCTGTACAGGGCCGCTTGCATGTCTAATAATAGAGTTTGCACATACGTGAAAGGCTATTGCTTCTCTAGGATCATATCCTATAAAAATTGGAATCATCGTCTTTCAATATCCTCTTCTACACATACAGTACCCCATTGAATTTCAAGAACATGTGCATTTTCTGTTCCTGGATTACTTGCCTGATGCCATACTTCTTTGCCTATTTTATAAGTAAAACTGTCTGATGTTAGATGCACACTTTCTTTAATTCTATTATATTCAGTATCCATCTTAACACTGCCTTCGAGTACAGTCCAATCTTCCGAACGTTTAAAATGTCGTTGATCGCTTAGACTTTTTCCAGGATAGATTACAAGTTCTTTAACTTTATAACCTTTACTAGGTTTATCGTCTAATACTCTCCAATAACCCCAGTCACGTTCTGTCTTTTGTGTTTTCCACTCGTCTAATATCCACGAGCTAGAATTCTTTTTATTTTCACCACCTATGCCAAACTCGAAACTTAGATTATCTGCTATGACTTTCATTTCAGGAATATTTTTGCTAGTTCTGTCGCCACCGTTAGCAAACACAACTTCGTCTTCTTCATAGTTCCAGCACGAATCTTGTACAAACTTAGTACAAGTGTCATCAGCATCATAGTCGTCATCAAATGCTACAACAGCGTCTACCATAGATAGTGCTCTAATAACTTCTGCTCTTTCTTCTAAAGGCATAAACGGTCTGCCTTTCTTGCGTGTAAGCCAAGCATCGCTGTTAATGCCAACTACAAGTCGATCACCTAATGTTTTAGCTTCTTTGAAATATTCTATATGACCTGAATGAAGTGGATCAAATCCACCTGTAACTAATACTACTCTCATGTAGATATTTATATGCTACTATAATAGATTTAAAACTTTTTGATAAAAGTTATTATTATAGTCTCTACATTCTTCTAAAAACCCATTTATAATAGGACTACTAGCCGAAGTTTTCCATTGAGAAATGTGAGGTATCAGAGTAGGTTGATATTTCATATGATCGAACTTTACACTCCACGACAAAACTCTAACATCTTTTTCAAGTAGTTGTCCCCAAAACGCACCGTGATAACTATCAGTGATAATAGTTTTTGCACTACCTAAAAAATCTATTACAGCATCAAAATCCATATTGCTGTTTGACATATGTATATCGCCTTTGGAATATTCATATTTAGACTTAAATGCATGAGTATAATAAACTACATCGTGTTTAACTTCATATTGTTTGTCAAATGCTGTATGCATGCAACTTACACACGGAAGATATGAATCATAATGTCCTGGTATCCAATCACGAATACCTACAAGGTTACATTTCTTAATATAATCTGGATAATATTTTATCCCTTTAGCAACAGCTTTTCGACCAAAGTTATGTCCTATCCCCCAAAGTACTGCATTTTTTGGTTTTTTGTCAAGCAGTAATTCTATGTGCTGACTAAATTTTTTATGTATTAATCCACCACCGCCTACTACTAAAGTTTGATCAGTAATAGGAAATCCGTTATAAAGTAACTCGCCTGATTCATATTCAGGAAAATCAAAATAACGCCCAGGATTGCAAAAATAATCTCCAACGTTATTTTTTACTTTTCGATGTACCTCGTAAGTTTTCATTATATTTATAAATCTCTTTTTTTAGTGGCCCAGTAAAATGTAATACATGTGCCTTCTCTTTTAACCTAGGAGATGCACAATTCCACTCAAAACTTATCTGTTGAAAAATGTTTCTTCCTTGCTGAATCCATTCATCTTGTAACCAAATTATATGTCCATTTTCGCCTTCGGTAGTTACAAAATATCCTTTACCCCTAGGTATCCTATATTTTAATTTTTCTTTTAGTTGTTTAATAAAATCTCTACTATGGTCATTATTTTTAAAATATATAAATCCACTATTTAATCTCCCTGACTTTCCGTTTACATAGAATATACTTTTCTTTTTATTAAGAAAGTTTATAGGCGGACAACGATCTTTAATATAACAGTCGCCGTCAATTAAGCACACATCTTCATCTGTTGTATTAAGAAGATTTTCTAATTCATCTATTTTTGCCCGCTTCCAATTGCGAGATTCTTGAGAGCCTTTTATTAAATTATAAGTGTAATCATTCTTTCGGCACCATATAATTTGACTAGAAATACATGGTTTATATTTTTCTATATAGTCATCTGATGCGGTACACAATAATATCATTAGTGCGTTACATGTCTTAATTTTGTTATATCTTTAATCACAGTTGAAAACATTGCTTTACTGTAAATATCTTCAACAGTTCTGTCGCAGTCGTGAATAAAAACATCTGTATTTTTTGATGCAAGTGATGATGCAGTATAAATGCTTTGCATTCTTCCTGGCTTTTTGTCCGTTGTACCTACAGGCGAATCAACAAAAATACAGTCCCATTTTGTATTTTTTACAACGTCCGGTAAGTCCATTTTTAAATTTTTATAAACACCTTTGTTATATTCTTCTAGAAGAGTTACGTACTGAACTCTTCTAGTAGTATATGTTACTTTAATAACATCATTATCTTCTGGCCTAATCCATTTAGCATTATTTTCTAAAAATAAAGTTTTTCCGTTGCGATTAACATAGCGCCACATAGGCGTGTCATGACCAGTTCCAAATACTAGAAAGTTTTTATCTCCTAAAAAATTTGCAATATATCGATATTCTTCAGCTGTCATTTGTCCATGATTAGACTTTTCCATCTTTTCAGCGAGCATAGTTTCAAATTGTTCGTCTAACATAGTTGCTGCACCTTTTCAAGAATTTCGTCATTCTTTTCTTTAGTTTTAGTAATAATATAAGAAGGAAAAGGTTCTTGGGTTACAACAGTTAAGAAGTAATTATTCTCTTCAACAAAATCATTAACACTTTCAACTACACCCCAGTCTGGACGTTTTCGCCACGCTGGTCTATAATCATGTCCTAGTATCATTCCGTCATCTTTTACTAAAGATTTTACTGCTTGAAGATCTTTCATACATCCGTCATATGTATGATCTCCGTCAACGTATACCCAATCAAATAAGTTAGGTTCACAGTACTTAGGTAAGTTATACGTCATATCACGAATAAACTGAACATTATAATTTTTAAACTGTTCTTTTATTTCTTCGTATCTTTGATCCCAAGTTTCTTGATCAGTATAATATGTTCCTTGAACATTTGTAGCAATAGGTCCCCAAAGATCTACACAAAAATGTAGTTGTGGTTTTACTATTTCTAAAATAATTCGACTAAAATTTCCTTTACCTACACCGAGTTCTGCACACGTACTGTCTGCTGGCATAAGTTCTAATAGTTGTTCTCTTTTTATATCAAAGCGTGGCATCTTCCATTCCTGCTACTCTGAGCTTTACAACATTAGTTATCTGCCATTGCTTTTGATCAAGTGCCTTTAAGACTCCTAACCATTTGTTACGCATTAGCGCAAATTCATTGATAATCTTTTCATAGTCTACGACATCTGCCTCACCGTCAACGTATTTTTCAACGTCGCGGCTTGACAGAGCTCGTTGGTAATTTTCAAGATATTTTTTGAAAAACGAACTGCGCAATCTACGCAGTTCGATGTTTAGGTATTCTAGGATTGCTTCAATCTCTTGGAGCTGGTTAAATCGGTGTTCAACAATACCAGGCATACTTGCCGCGGCACGTTCAACATTGCCAGTTAGTTTAACTTCTGTCCGAGCTTCTTGTAGCTCGTGTTCAAAGAAAGCAACTGCATTAGGAATTTTAGAAATATCACGTGATACTTCGCTGTACCAACCCATTACCAATCCTCATCATTATCTTCGTCTAAATCGAGATAGTAGTTAATTGCATTATCTAAATACTGATCATTTCCCAGTGCATCTTTTAGTGTTTCATCTGATACTCCGTAATCTGCAAGTAGGTCAATAAACTTTTCAGCAGCAATTTCTAGATTTTTCTTGTCGGCATATTCTTTAAAAACTAGCCACAAATCAACGATGATGTTTTCATCCATTATTCATTAATCTCCAAAGGTTCTTCAACATCGGTATTTACCTCTTGAGTCTCCTCTGGTAGATTTACAAAGTCATCCATAACTTTCTGCATAATATCTCCTGTAAAGTTTTTACGATACTCGAGAATCTCTTCACCGCTACTCATAACATACTTGAGTCGGTTACCGCTTTTCTCAATAACGCCTTTCTTTTCAAACAAATCCAGCAATCCTGAAAATGGATCCATTCCTGTTTCATACGGAATACGTACTTCAACATCCTCAAACGGTTTTGCATAGCGAGTCTTCATCACTTTACACTTGGCACGAATACCATGTACTTGTGATGTTTTAACACCGTTCTCGTCTTCCTTGAGTTTAAGTTTTTTCATTGCCACAACAATACTGCTAGCATAGATAAACCCTGCACCGCCTGAAATCTTATCGTCTGGATCAAACATATCTTGGCTTGCGTATGTATGGTTAGTTACTACCATACCTACATTGTATGCTCCAAACATGTTTACACAGTTAGTTACAAGTGCTTTAAGTGCTTTAGCCTTGCGACCCATATCACCTTTCATGTCACCTGCTTCAAACTGATTAACTTCAGTAGGTGTCATTAACATGCCTAAACTGTCAACTACAAACAGAACTTTAGGACGTTCTTCTTCAGCCATGTCTCTATAGTCTTTCATGAATGTTGATACAGTTTTACCTACATCGTCAATCATTGCCATGTTAAGTTTTAACATTTTATCTTCGCCGGTGTCTACTTGAAGTGCTTGTAGCCATGCTTCGTCAAGTGCGTTCTCTGTATCAATCAATACAACAAAGATACCTTGCTCTTGTGCTGCTTTGATAATATTACCAGATACTACATAAGATTTACCTGCACCACTTTCGCCTGCAAATACACTTACTTTGCCTAGTGGAATACCTTTACTAAAGTCNCCACTAATAAGATAGTTNAGTGCGTAGTTACCTGTACTAATCCANTCAGTAGGATCGTTAAATCCTGCACTCATACCTGTAATGGATTTTGTTAGTTGTGTCCTAAACTTGGTAGGATCAAATGCTTTTGATGCCATGTGAATCTCCTAATCTAAAAAGCAAAGAACCCCCGAGCAGTCCTTTTCAGCAACTGACGGGGGCGTGTTATTATTGTCCTTGACGTGAACGGATCATTGCAAGAATGTCTTGCGCATTACCGCCATCTGCAGGAGCTGCTTCAGCTGTTGCTGTAGCAGGAGCAGGATCAGGAGTAAATGGTACATCCTCTGTTACAGGAGGCACTGGTGCTGGCTGTGGCGTAGGTGCACTCTGACTAGTAGCAGTTGCTTGCGGACTAGCCGCCATGTTAGGGTCACCTGTACGAGCCGCCATACCTGCTGGACGGAAGTACTGACTAAAGCGGTCTGGATCATATGCTTCACCATCTACTGATGCTTCAAACATTTCCTGCATAACTTTAATTTCTACTTCTGTAGGTTTCTTAGGCAAGAAATCGCCTAGATTAAACAACCCATGTGTATTGATTGCCTGCATCTCTGCATCATTTAAAGGACGCTCACGACGAGCCCATTGTGATGTAGAGTAGTCTGCATAACCGCCTTTGCTTGTTTTGTTAAGACGGAAGTCAACACCTGCTGTGTAATCTGTTGGCAATTCTTCCATATCAGGATCCATAAGAGCCTGCTTGATGATCTGGAAAATTTGAGGACCAATAATAAAACGTCGAATTGGATTCTCTGGCGTTGTGTCTTCTGATAAAGGATTATCTGCAACAAAGCCTTGGAAGATATATGAACGCTTCTTCCAATATTTACGACCCATGTCTTCTAAACTTGGATCTTTAAACCAACCACGTACTTCGTTGAGAATGTTACATGACTCACCGTACATTTCCATACATGGAATCTGCACTTGTACTGGCTTGCTTGAAGTGTCGCCTTTAACTCCACTAAACGGAAGTTTAATCATAAGACGTTCTGTCCAGAAGAATGTGTTGTCTGCATTACCATCGGGAAGGAATCGAAGTGTTGATGTTTCACCTTCGTTCATGTTCCAAAATGGATAGATTGCGTTATCGCCACCGCCTGACTGACGGTTGCCAGAAGCGCCTGCTTCTTGTTCTTTGAGCTTCGCTCGGATTTCTGCTAATGATGCCATAGTTATGCCTCCTAATGTATTGCCTATGTGCTTAGTGCCTAATTGTGTAGCACAATGTATATACTACACTCAACTATTTAGCATGTCAACCATGAAATGCTAAATTTTTCAAAAAGTTAGCGGATTATTATAAACCCGCTAAACCTTTNATTCTATTTAATTCTTCTTGTTCACCAAAGTCTTCGTTGATTTCTGCATACATTGTCTGTAGAGTTTGCTCTGCGTCTTCTTCGTCAGCAATGTTGTAGTCGTCTCCGTTTGCAAGATAGATGTCGCCTGTTTTAACATTAACCTGTGCAACTTCTTTACCATTGCTTGCTAATATTGTTACTGTTCCGTCAGCGTTTTTTTCAATATCAGCACCTGGGAAGTATTCTGGATCTTGTTTTAAGTATTTTAAAAATTCAACTGCTTCAGACTCTTTTTCAGTAATTTCAGAATCTCTATAGCCTTGTATTTCTGCTACTTTGTTATTGATTTCTTCAATAAACTGTTTAGCATGTTCAATGTACTCTTCACCGTATTCTTTTTCTACCATAGTAAGTACTGCTGTTTCGCCTTTAGGAAACTGAGCATCTTCGGTACTGAAATATTGTAATACAAATTCAGTAACTGGTATTTTTTTCTTTTCTTCGTCACGAGCTTTTTCTTCGCTTTCTTCTTGTCCTGCTTCTTTTTCATGATGTTGTGAAAGTTCAATCCAAAGTGCTCTAGGCTTTAATCCAGCTTCGTCTCTTTCCGCATCGTAATCAGCTTTTACTTCGTCTGGTATGCTAATTTGCTTGCCTCTGCCTGCATCTAATACAGCTTGTGCAAGTTGTTCTTGATATTTTTCGCTGATACCCATGATGCTCATATAAGTTTTTAAATTCATGTGTCCTGATATGCCTGGCTT